CGGCGGTCCCGATCACGATTCCGTCCGGGTCCTCCACGACGAAGATGCCGCCGTTGGTCGCGGGCTCGATGCAGGTGATACGGTAGACCCCGACCTTGGCGGCCTGCCCCACGGTGGGCGCGGCGGTAATGGTGCCGTTGCCGGTGTTACCGGCGACGGCCGCGCCCGTGGCAGCGCCCTTGGTGATGCGGCCCAGCACCATGGCGGTGGTGAGCACACGATCGGCGCCGGCGCCGGCGAGCACCGTGATCGGCTCGCGGCAGTAGAGGGCCTCGGCTTCATACTTCAAGACATCGCCGAGGTACAAACCTTCAGTTTTGACGGCCATGTCAGTTCACTCCTTTCGCCGCCAGCTTTTCGACGGCCTTGATGACGGGGTTGTTTTCGAGTGAGGGCTTCGGGCTGGTGCCGGTGTCCGGCATCACGTGCGAGCGGATCTCGGTGGCGTCCTCCGCGGCGCGAGCCTCCATCAGGACCTGGCGAGCCTCGGCAGGCGTGATGCCGCGGGCCAGCAGGCGCGACGCCTTGGCGGGCATGCCAGCCAGCGCGCAGAGCTCGACGATCTCACGAGCCTCGGCGTAGCCCTGACGTCGCGCCTCGGCACGAATGGCTTCGATGTCGACTGCGGGTGCAGGCTCGGCGACTTCAGTTCGAACCGGTTCTTCCTTCATGGTGGTTTTGCCTCCTGGTTGGAATAGGGTGCTGCGGGTGCCGATCGCGACCCGCAGATCGTTCAGAGCGTCCTCCGGCGTGCCCACTCGGTCGGCCAGCCTAGCGTTCACGCCGTCGCTTCCGAGAAAGACTGCCGCCTCGGTCCCTCGGATGGCTGCTTCAGAAAGGCCTCGGTTTCTCGCGACCGCCGCGACCAGCATCCCGTACGTCCGATCTACGGCAGCTTCGAGAACCTGGCGCGCCTCCTCGCTCAAGGGCACATGGGGATGGAGGTCAGCTTTCCGAGCCCCCGCGTGGACGATCGTGTACTTGAAGCCAAGCTTCTCATCGTTGCCGGTCATGTCGAGATGCGTAACCATCACGCCTACCGAGCCAACGCCGGAAGTCCGGCTCACGTAAATCCGGTCAGCCCCCGAGGCCAGCAGATATGCCCCGCTCAGGGCGTCGTTATTGGCCACGGCAAAGACCGGCTTTGCCGACCGCGCGGCATAGATGGCGTCGGCAGCGTCGAAGGCGCCGGCGACTTCGCCACCGTGCGAGTCGATGTCGAGCAGGATGGCCTTAACCGCCGTGTCCGTGGCGGCGTCCTGGACCTCGCGCTGGATGTCGGTGTACGCGCGCAGCCCCGACAGCGCATCCACACTGTAGGACTTGTGGACCAGGGTGCCTTCGATGGGGATGACAGCAATGCCATCTGGGGTGATCTCGAACTCTTTGCTTGCTCGGGCTTCGCCCGCGGCGGCGACACAGGCGGGATCGAGTCCGAGCCGCGGCGCGAGCACCGCGAGGATCACCTCGAGCTTCTGCGGGGCAATCAGCAGCGGCGTATCAAAGATCCGCGTTGCCAGATGCGTCAGCGTCTTCATCGTCTTCCTTTCGAGGATCGGAGTCGTACTCAAGGCCCAGCTTGTCGGCCCTTGCGTTGTCGGCAGCGATCTCGCGGTCAATCACCTCGGCGTCGTATCCCTGCTCGGAGACCACCTCGGCGCGGCTCTTGAAGCCGGCCCGCACGGCCATGGTCTGGGCCTTGATGTCCTTGAGCGGATCAACCCACGCCCAGCCGGGCGCAATCCACTTCACGTCAAGAAGACCAGCGTCATCCGCCGCAGCCCGCAGGGCGCCCGCGAGCAGTGCCGCCTCAACCCACTGCCGCCAGATAGGCCGGCACATCTGGTAGACGATCACCTGGTGCTGGAACTGCTCGCACCGGCGACGGAACTCGAGCAGCCCGGCTCGGATTGAGGAGTAGTTGACGCCCGTCAGGTCACCGGTCAACTGCTCGTAGGTGATCCCCATGCCAGCGGCGATCGAACGCAACTGGACCCGCATGAAGGTCTCGTAGGTTGCGCCGACATCCGCCGGCGTCGAGAACTTGACGTCTTCGCCGGGTAGCAGGACCTGCAAGGTGCCGGGTTCGAGACCCGCGAGTGAGGCGCCGCTTGAATCCGGCGTGCCCTCGCCGAGGATCTGATCTTCCGGCGCGTTCTTCGTCACGAAGCCCGCGAACATGGCCGCCGTCTTCTTGCGCACCAGCTCGGCGTCGTCGTACTGGTCAAGCTCGTAGAGCTTCACCAGAACCTGGGTGAGCCAAGGCTGGCCGCGCAGCTGGCCAGGCCGCAGCGGGCGGAACAGGTGCAAGACCGAGTCCGCGGCGACGCGAACCAGCTCGGTCGAGGCCATCGGGTTCGAGGTGTCGCCCGGGTGCTCGCGATAGAGGTGGTACGCCACTCGTCGCCCGATCTTGTCGAACTCGATTCCAGCGCGAATGTAGTTGCCGTTTTCGAGGCGCCGCGTTTCGTTCGCGGGCAGGTGCTCAGCCTCGAGCAGTTGCAACTGGAGCGGAACGCTCAAGCCATCCTTCGGCAGCCTCGGCCGCAGTCGGATGAAGCATTCGCCAGCCTCCATCACCGAGCGGCAGGCCATCGCCTGGAGACCGTAAAAGTCGGTCAGCCCCGTCGCATCGGCCTCGTCGGTCCATCGCAGCCATAGGTCTTGGATCTGCTCCTTGAGCTGCGCGTCCGGGTGCAGCGACTGCGGCTTGATCCCGATGCCAATGGCGTTGGCAACGAAGGCATCTAGCGCGTTGGCGGCCCACGGGTTCCGCCGCACCATGTCCCGCGACCGGGACCGCAGGGTGTCGGCGCTGCGGAAGACCAGCGTATTGATGTCGCTGGTCGAGACGATCCAGCCGGTGGTGCGGCGCGTGCTCGCGGCCGCCTCGTAGTCGGCCGCCGCCCAGAGCCGCGGGAACGCGGCCTGCAGTCGCTTCCAGAAGCGCAATCAAAAACCCTTCGCTGTTGAGATCCGGATCTGCCGCGTGACCGGGGTGTTGGTGTCCTTGGCAAGTTCGGCTTCCGCCGCCGCGATGGCGGCTTTGAGCTCGTCAATGCTGCGGTACTCGATCTCGCGGTCCGCAAAGCGGACACGCCGGGCGCCGTTGGCCAGGGCGTCGCGTAGGGCCTGGAGTTGCAGTTCGGTGTATGGCATCTATCGACCCAGAAAGTTCGAACGGATCACGCGGCGAACGGGCGCGAGCTTCTCGAGCGTTGCCACAGCCGCGGGCGCAGCCTGTCCAACCTCCAGTTGCTCCTGTTTGCGTTTGATCGCGGCGCCAACCTGCGCCTCGAGCGCTTTCCAGTGGCGTTCCGCGAATCGGTCGAGGCCATAGACCGTTGCGGCCGCCCGCGCATAGACCCGGCAGTCGAGGGCCTCGTTGCGCTCCCGCATCTTCTGCCACTCCATCCGCCGGTAGCCCTTGACGATGCGCGGCACGAGCTGCTCGGCGGTGAGTTGCTTGAAGAACTCCTCGGAGTACTTCGGGAAATGCGAGTACCCGGGCGGAAATGGCTCGCCGCCTTCGTCGGTCGGTTTCTCGAGGCGCAGCCAGCGGTAGATCTCTTCCTTGATCAGTCCAGAGCACACCGGCCACACGCGGATGCCGCGTCTCATCCGCTTGCCGGTCACCGAGACATCGATAGCCGTGGCCTGGCCGACCGGCGCTGCTCCGCGCTCGATGCCCTTGATGACCATCACGCGGGGCGAGGCATGCTTTCGCGCCCAGTTGTAGACCTCCTGGGTCGCGTAGCCCGAGTCGACCGCCAGGCGTACAATCGGCAGCTCTACGCCGGATTCGCTCTCGTAGGTTTCATCGAGCAACCCCGAGAGCAGGTCCCAGACCTCGCTGCGCGAGGTGTCTCCCTCGAACACCCGATACTCGACCGACCACGACTTCTTCCCGCGGCCCCAGGCCACCACCTCGCATTCGATGCGGTCCCGCTGGACGTCGACGCCAGCCGTGAGGAACAGCCCGCCGTCCGGCACCGTGCCGATCTGGTAGTCCTCTCGCCGCTCGTAGAGGCGCTGCCAGTCGGGCGCCTCGCCCAGTTGGGTCCAGGTCTCGCCCAGCACGGTGTTCACGAAGACTTGCAGCAGCGCGTGATCCTTCTGCGCCTGCTCGAACATCTTGGCCGCGTCGGCCCAACTGAACCAGCCCACCGGGCTGTACAGGCTCGAGACGTGAAAGCCCGCCGTACGTCCATCGCCAATTGCGCTCGGCCGCCAATCACCCTGAGCGAGCATGTGGTGCTTCTGGTGGTTCTCGATCCGCGCGCTACAGTGCTCGCAAACGTAGACGGCCTCTTCGGGCTTGCCCTTTGGCCATGTCACCTGCGCGAACCTGAGAACTTGAAACTCGCTGCAGGCGGGGCACGGGACCCAGTAGCGGCGCTGGTCACTCTCCTCGAAGGCCTTCTCGACCCGGCTCAGCCCGGCGATCTTCGGCGTCGATGCGAGAAAGACTTTGCGCCGCGCGAACGTTCGGGTCCGCGCCAGCGCCAGGTTGACCGGATCGCCCTCACCGTCTACGTCGCCTGGGTAGCCGTCCACCTCATCCAGGAACAGATACCGCGCTGCCATCGATCGCAGCCCGACGGCGCTGTTCGCTCCAGTCATCACGAGCACGCCGCCGGGGAACTCTTTCGCCAGAACCGTGTTGCCGGAGTCCCGTGAGCGCGGGTCGCGGACCAGCTCGCGCAGCACGCCACTCTCCTCAATCAGCGGATCGATGCGTTGCTTCGAGTTGCGCTTGGCCATCTCGACCGTGGGCTGCACGCCCATCATCGGCCCCGGCGCCTGGTGGATCACGTATCCGATCCAGTTGTTCCCGCACTCGGTCGCGCCGACCTGCGCCCCCTTCATAAACACCACTCGCTCCACCGGCGAAGACGGCGAGAGGCAATCCATGATCTCCTTCAGGTACGGCGTCCGATTCGTTCGCCAAGGGCCCGGCTCGGCCGAGGCGCGCGTTGAGAGAATCCGGTACTGATCAGCCCACTCGGAAATCGTCAGCAGCGGATCGGGCCGGGCGCCGGCGGCGGCTGCCGCGTTGTAGATCTCCTCAGCCGTTTGAACCATCAGCGAACTCAACGAGCGCCTTCCGAATCTCGGTGGTCAGAATCTCGTGCACCTTGCGGGGGTCACTCTCAGCGGCGAGCACCGCCGCCACGCGGTCCGGGATGTTCAGCATGCCGTCGCGGAACGTTCGGAACCGATTGAACGCCGCCACTTGGACCTCATCCCGGCTGACGAGCTTGCCGAGCCGCTCCTCGTAATCGATCTTGGCCAGTCGCGCCAGGTAGTTTTCGCGCACGGCGCGCGCCCGGGCGTAATCAAGCCCGCCCGCCGCGCCAAGGTCGGCCCGGGGCTGCTCCGGTGGCGGCTGCGCCACGGGCTTGGGCGGAGGCGATGGAAAGGCGATGGTGTCGCGCGCCTTTGGCCCCGTGTTGCGCCCCCAGGCCGCGTCCGCCTGCTCGGTGTCGATCTTGCCATCCGCTGTAGTCCGAATCCGCCCCGATTGAATCGCCTTCTGAACCGCTCTCAGGCTTACACTTCGGTGCCTCGCGTAGCCCCTGAGGCTAACAATCGCCATCGCATTTTCTTGCCCGATCTACCGAGATTCCGCTTGCCTTCCGGCGCGAACGAAGCGATGAATGGGGTCCCTATGATCACTCGCGAACAACTGATCGAATGGACCACGGCGAACGGATGGACCCTGGACCGGTTCGGCCACCTCCAGAAAGTCGAACACGAGGGCTTGCGCCATTACCGGCTCAAGGTCAGCCGCATCGCCGTCCGCTACGAGATTAAGTCGCACGCCGGTTGGGTGCGCGTCCGCAGCGGCTACCTCAAAAACCTCACCATCACTGCCGACGGCAAGCTCGCCGGCATGAAGTTCTGACGAAAGGAGAAAACCGAGAATGACCACTTTCACCATCGATTGCGACAACAACATCACGGCCTTCGCCTCGCTCAAAGACACCAAGGCCGCTGACATCGCCGGGGCCGAGTACTTCAGCAGCGAGGAAGAGCTGGAGCAACTCGCCGAATCCTGGTCCCCCGCCGGTACTCGCGGGCGCGGCAGCTCCAAGTTGATCGAACTCTGGAACAGCCTGCCCGGCGTCACCCCGGTCAAGAAGTTCACGGATCGCAAGACGGCCCTGGCCAGGATCTGGAAGGCCGCCCAAGCCCTGACGCCGCCCGGTGCGCCACAGGGCGCCCAGGGCGCGCCGAAGGCCAAGGGTTCGAGGAAGAAGGCCACCGCCGCCAAGAAGGCCGCCCCCGCCCAAAAGGGCGAGGCCCGCGACGGCAGCAAGAAGGCCCAAGTCCTGGAACTGCTCCGCCGGGCCGAGGGCGCCACGCTCGCCGATATCAGGTCGGCGACCGGCTGGCAGGCCCACAGCGTTCGGGGCTTCATCAGCGGGAGCCTCAGCAAGAAGATGGGCCTCAAGGTCGAGTCCTTCAAAACGCCCCAGGGCGACCGCGCCTACCGGGTGTCGTAAGAGGCCGGCCATGATGATCGAATTCGAAGACCACGGCGAGGAGGAGCAGCAGCTCCTCCTTCGCCACTTGGAGCGCCTGAAGGCGCAAGGTCCCGCCGGCGCTCCCCCTCCTCCACCCAGGCCCAATTGGTTCTGGCGCCTGCTCGGACGCATCTGGCTCGCCTACGTGCGCTGGCGCTACGGTCCGCGCAAGTAGATCCTTTTCACCTCTCACACCTCCGCCGCTGGGCCCTGCGCCTGGCGGCGCTCTTCTTCGAGGATCCTCAACTCCGCCGACCAGTCGCTCAGCGCCAGGCACAGGCCAGCCACGTCCGGGTCACCGCTTCTCAGGAGCCGCTCGGCATCCGCTACTTCTTTGCGGCAGCGCTCGATCTCACGCCGCAACCCGCTGTCGCTCATCTCGGATCTCCTCGAAGTTGCGTCCGTCTGTATCGAGGGCCGCCTTGCCACCACTGAACTCCATCCAGCGCCGGATGATCACGTCGGCGTAGCGCGGGTCGATCTCCATGAGTCGCGCCTGCCGCCCCAGGCGCTCGCATGCGATCAGCGTCGAGCCCGAGCCGCCAAACAAGTCCGCGACCACGTCGTCGCGCCGGCTACTGTTTGCTAGCGCCCGCTCCACCAGTTCCACCGGCTTCATGGTCGGGTGCAGCCGATTGGCCGCCGGCTTCTTCTCCGGCCAAAGCGTCGACTGGCTGTGGTCCCCGTACCAGGGATCTTCCTCCCCAGCCACGTGGCAGTAGAAGATCGGCTCGTGCTGGAACCGATAGCGGCCCCACCCGAGGCTGAAGGTGTGCTTGGCCCAGATGATCTGGCAGCGGACCTCGAAGCCGGCAGCCTCCAGCGCGTTCTGGAACTCCCGCTGGTAGCGCGAGCCGTGGCAAACGTAAATCGACGCCGTCGGCCGGATCGCCGTGCGCAAGGCACTAAAGGCCGCCTCGAGAAACGCCACAAACTCGTGCGCCGACATCCGGTCATTCGCGATCGTCAACCGCTCGGCCGTGCGGCCGTGATAGTCGATGTTGTAGGGCAAATCGGTGAAGACCAGATCGGCGCGCTCCTTGCCCATCAGCAACGTTACGTCGTCTGTGCTCGTCGCGTCGGCCACCAGCAGGCGATGCCGGCCCAGCACCCACAGATCGCCGCGAACCGAAACCGGCTGCTCGGGCGCCTCGGGCGCTTCGTCCTCATCGGTCAGTCCCGCGGCCGGCTCGTCGGAGTCCGCCAGCAGAGCCCCGAGTTCCTCATCGGAGAAGCCGAGCAGGTCCAGGTTGAAGTCTTCCTCACGCAGCGCCTCGAGTTCCAGCCGCAGCAGCTCCTCGTCCCACCCAGCGTTTAACGGCAACCGATTGTCGGCCAAGGCCAGCGCTCGACGCTGGGTCTTGCTGAGATGACCGAGGACGATGACCGGGACTTCGGTCATGCCAAGCTTTCGCGCCGCGAGCAACCGCGCATGGCCGGCGATGAGAACTCCATCCGGCCCAACGAGAACCGGGCTCACAAAGCCGAATTCGGCGATCGACGCGGCGATCTGCGCGACCTGTTCATCCGAGTGGGTGCGCGCATTGGTCGCGAACGGGATCAGCTTCTCAACAGGCCAGTGCTGGACCGCGAGGGCGAGGCTCATTTCTGCTTGCGGTAAGGCTCCGTGGCTGGCGTGCCGTCCGGGTTGGCAAAGTGGGCCAGCACAGCGGCCACGCCCTGGACGCCGGAGAGCACCACCAAAGCCCAGAACTTGGCCCGCGGAGGCAGCAGATCCTGGGCCTGGTTGACGCCCTGCGCCACGAGCGCCAGCATCTGAATCACGACGTTGACGGAAAGCTTCATCTTGGCGAGCTCCTGGAATTGCTTGAGAACCGGCCGCAGTCGCCACCAGAGGCGAAGTTCGCGGACCATCGGACTGCCTCAAGGGTGGATTGGGCGCGGCACACGGGATCAAGCCGCATGCCGCGCCTCTCGATCGGTCAGCGCTTCTTGCCCGCCAGCGCGTCGGCCACCGCTGCAGCGACCACCGCGCCGATCGCCTTCAGCGACACATCGTCGATCGACACCGCGCGCGCCGTCAGCGTGTCGCCGGCTCCCTGTTGGACAGGATTCCATTGACCGTCGATCGCGATGTCGCCGTGGCGCACCGCCTGCTTGGAGACCATGTTGGCCGTCTCGACCGCGTTCTGCAGGGCCTGGTTGGCGATCACCTGCCGGGCGTTGTCATACTGCTGGGCGTCCGAGACCAGCTTGTCGACGATCGTCCGATTGCGCCGGATCGACTCGAGCGACTCCTGCTGGTACTCGTCGTAGGTCCGCTTGACGTTGGCGAACCACGGATCGGCGGTGGCCGCGTTGACCTGCGAACGGTGCTTGAAGAACTCATCCGAGGCGGTTTCGAACTCCCGCTCGGCCTGATTGGGGGTTGCTACTTCGGGCATGTTGTTTTTCTCCTTTTGAAAGTGAATTGACTACGCAAACTGAAGAGCTTGGTGTGGGCGCTTGCGCGCGCCGTAGTACGGCATCCCGTTCTTGTGCCGGATGGACTTCGCGTCCAGGGCGTGTCTTGCCGCCGGTGCCTCGGCCGGAACTCCGCGCGCCGCAGCGACCTCGGGGAATGTCTGGTTGCCGCCTGCCAGCACGGCGTCGCAGCCGAGAGCACTGGCCGCGCGTCGCACGATTACATCGCAGTAGGCCGGGCTGATCTCGATTCCGTAGCCGATCCGGTCGAGCAAGGCGGCGGCGACCATCGTGGTTCCGCTGCCGAGAAAGGGATCAAAGACCACATCGCCAGGATCCGAGAAGGCCCTGATGAAAAACTCCGGAATCGCCCGCGGGAACGGAGCGGAGTGCGAGCCTTGGGAGGCCTCGGTCTTCGCCTCGATCACGTTGCTGGGGCGGGCCAGGCCCTCGCGCCGCGGGTGCTCGCCGAGCAGTCCGCTTCCTGTTCTCGATTTCGGGGTCTCCGGCGAATAATCGAAGACGCCGTCCGAGGGATGGCTCACCGCGTCGGGCCGGAACTTGATCTCACCGCCGGAGGCCGTGAAGTGGAAGATTGGCTCCCACGCATTCTTGAACCTGTTGCCCCACCCGCCCGGCACGCCGTTGTCGGTTTTGCGCCAACAGAACTCGTCGACGAAGCGCCACCCCCACTGGCGCACGTGCGCGAGCGTCAGGTCTTTGACGTACAGGCTGCGCTGGCCTTCTTCGGCGTGCTCCTTGATGTTCAGGAAGTAGGAGCCATCCAGCGCCAGGGCCGCCGCGATGTTCTCGGCCACGACCCGGTACCACTCGACGTACCCCTCGGGCGCCACCGGGCGGAACCCGCTCGCCGGATCGTACTCGCGCTGCGTCGCGTAGGGCGGCGACGTGACCACCACGTTGGCCTTCCCGCCCTCGAACAGCAGGGCCACGGCGCCAGCGTCCCGACAATCGCCGCAGAGCAACCGATGCTTGCCGATGAGCCAGAGATCCCCCGGTTGAGTGACAGCAACGGCCGGTGCCTCCGGGATCTCTTCTTCTTCCGGCTCCGGCCCTCCTTCGTCGTCCCCCCGAAGCAACTCCGCGAGTTCCTGCTCGTTGAAGCCGGTCAGGCCGAGATCGAAGCCGTCGGTCTCAAGGGCTGCGAACTCCTGTGCCAGCAGGTCCTCGTCCCACCCGCCCAGCAGCGTGAGTTTGTTGTCCGCGATCAGGTAGGCCCGTTTCTGTGTCTCGGTCAAGTGATCGAGAACGATGACCGGCACTTCGGCGAGGCCCAGTTTCCGTGCCGCCAGCAGCCGCCCATGGCCAGCCACGATCCCGGCCTTCGAATCGACGAGGATCGGGCAGTTGAAGCCGAACTCGGCGATGCTCGCGGCGATCTGCGCCACTTGGGCCTCTGAGTGGGTGCGCGGGTTTTTGCTGTACGGGACCAGCTTGTCGATCGGCCACAGCTCGATGCGCTTGGCCATCGCCGGAGCAATACGAAGATCAGTCACGGACGTGGAAAAGTGACGACCGACTGGTGACGACCCAGGGTGACTACCTGACTACCTCGGCCCGCCTCTAGGTCGTCACGTAAGTCGCGGCAAACACGAGGAAACGCCGTCCCAAGTGACTACCCTGACGACCTCTTTTCTTTCGCTGACAGTAGCGAAATCGTGCAACCAACCCACCCTCGGCCGCGAGATGATTCCTAGGACCCGCCGTATCCGAACTGCTACGCCGGCGGTCTGGCCGTCAGGCCGCCGCCTCCACCGCCCGTTCGTAGCGCTCCCGATACAACGCAATCACACGGGGCCGGTGTTCTGGATCAACGCGCTGAACCCATTCTGGATAGCTCAGGCGAGCCTTCCTGGCATTGCACTCCGGACACACGATGACGATATTACGGAGAGAATGCTCCCCGCCGAGCAGCAGCGGAATCATGTGATCCGTATGCTTGTCGATCAGCCGGACATCGCAGTAGGCACAATGAGTCGCACGCTCTTTCAAGCGTGCAATCGCGTCTTTGCTCGCCGTACCGTCCGACAAATCTATTTCGCGCTCGATGCGCGCGCGGCTCCAAGCACGGTTGCGCTCAGGGTTCGCCAACTTGTATTCGGCAACGCGATTCACTTCACAGGACCGGCGCCGACGATAGCGCTCTCGGTTGATGGCTTTCACCTCCTCCCGGTAGAGCGGGTCGGCGTCGTAAAGCCTATTGCGGAATGGTCTTAACCACTCCGCGGCCCAACGTGCGCGAATCCGGTCGGCCATCCGCTCCGCCTGATGCATCCTGCTGCGGAACTTCCGCACGCTCTGCGGAATATAGGGCACGGCGAGGCGGCCCCGTTTGGCTGCCTCGGCTTCCCGCTGCAACCGCTTGTATTCTGGCGTGTTTGCCCAGCATCGATAGCCGGCTGCCTTTGCGGCTTCCGTTCGTTTTCGGGCTGCCTCGGCTCGCTCGTCGCAGGCCGGGCATAGCATCCTCAACCTGCCGTTCCGTGCATACCGGCCCCAACTATCGGGCCCTCCGGCGAGGCCACAAGACTTGCAGACTGGCACTTTGGATTGATCTCAGTCGACGTGCCGCTTCCGAATCCTCGCGGCGATGGTCATCGCAGTCTGGTGTGCGGCGTTCGCGCCGACTCGCCGACTTCGCTCGGCTTCATCCTCGGCGATCTCCAGGCAGACGGCTCTGGTCGAAGCCATGGCCCGCTCACGCACGTCCAGCAATGCCTCGCGCAACAGTTCGGTCAAGCTCTCGGCGTTGTCGGAGGCCTTCAGATCAAAGCGCCGGCAGATCCGCTCGGCCAGTCTCTGCGGAGTCAGGCTCTTGCGCATGGTTTGAGTTTCGCCGAGGCGATCTCTCGCTTGCCCTGGCATGCCTCCGCCAACTGCCGTAACACGCGCTGGAAGGGCCAGCCACGCCAGCGCGGAAACAACCCGCGCTCGACCGCCACGAACTTGCCACCAGCCCGCACCCGCTCAGCTCGCATGCTCAAGTCACCTCGGGCGGCGAGCTGCCGTGGACTTCCGGACAATTGTCCGGAGGTTGGGGACGCCCCCCCATCTTCGGAATTTCCGAAGATGCGATCGGCTTCCCGGCGCCGGAGTCCGGCGCTTGCCCAAAGCTCGGGAGGCCCATCTCCATCGCGTCCTGGGCCAAGTGTGGGCCAACAGCGGGCAAACCTCGCGCCGTACCGAAGCACGCGCCTGGGCTCTCTCACACCAGGTCGTCCGCATCTCCGCTGGCGCCGCAGGCCCGGCATCGGAACCTCTCGCCTGCGTCACGGTAGCCGGTCTCGGGACAGACGCCGAAGTCGTAGTCATGGACTTCGACGTCCTCGCTCAGGCACTCGGGACACATTTTTCCTTACCGGCCAATCTTGCCGGGG